CTAACTACACTAGCTAAATTTAAAGCACTATGTATGTTTTTATCATATTCATTAGCTGGTGTAGCGTCTATTAACTCCCATTCGCTAAGGTCTTCTTCTTCGCCTATATCTTTTAGTTTTTCGTATAAGTCTTTACGCATTTTGTCTGCGTCTGAAAGCGGTACACAGTTTGGCACTTCCTTACCGTCTTTAATCTTTGTGCCTATCTGCTCGTAACCGTCCCAGCAAGGCGCTTTAAGATCGTGACTTTTACAAGGCATATACCACGTCTTACCGTCTACTTCGTGTTCGTGATGACCACCGCAACCCATTTCCTCAGCTACTGCCTCTGCTTCTTCTTTCGTATCGTAAGCTGTTTTACCGTCTATCTCTTTACTAGATAACGACAATTTCTGTCCTGTTTGCTCTTCTACTTCCTCAGCTGTTGTAGCGTTTGTTAAGTCTACAAATTCTAGTGGCTGTAAGGTCTTTACGTATAGTTTTAAGCTCATTTCGTTGTAAGCTAGTATAGAATCAAAGGCTTTTAAAATAAGGTCTTGAAACGGCGCTATAACGGTATTGTCAAAAAGTATACTTGCCTGGCGTAATTCGTCTGAATTTGAAGAAAACCCTGTAGACTTGTTTATACCCAAAAGTAAAGGACTCGTAATCCTGTGTCCTATGATTATTTTTTGGCTACTCTCTTCGCTTAAAAATTGATATTGCTGGTGTGCGTCTGAAAGTTGTATAGTTTCTACAGTCGCTTGCTCTTCTGAGCCATTATTAAAGGCTAGTATTATGCGTCCAGCATTTGACGTGCCTGTATATTTTTGATATATTTTATTTTCTATTTCTCGCTGTGTGTCCTCGTCTGGTATGCCAGAGTTCATATTCATAAGCATACTTGGCGCCATTCCGTTAAGTAGCGAGTTTAAATGAAAGTTGCTTATTTCAGACTCCATTTCTATATATTGCGTCGCTCCTTGATAGTCTACAGGGGAATAGTAGTAGTAACCAGACTTATATGGTTTTATGTATAAAATCTCTATGTCTTCCGTAGAAAACCCAAACGCTGGTATTCTTTTTAGTTCGTCTCCGTTTTTAACTTGCGTCCAGTCTGGCGAATAGTAATACCCCTCAATTTCTCCGCTTTCTTCATTACATTTCTCTGCACGTAAAGTCTCTACAGGATAGTGTTCTACTTGTACTATCTTAGTTCTATCTGTATTATATATAACTTGTATACTAGCTTGACCAAATAGCTTTAAATCTATCGCTAAACGACTCAAACAGTCGTCTGTAAATAGTTTTTTCATTACAGCGTATTCGTTAGGCTTTTTATTACTATCTAAAGCGTCAACACCACGACCAGCAATTAACTGTGCAATTCCGTTTATAGCAGCTGAGTTAGTTGGCGATCCGTTAAATAAGTCGTTTAGGAATCCAAAGTAATTATTGTCTGCACCGTACTTTACAAACTCGTTATTTTGCTCTTCTATTATCTCTGGACTTGTATAAGTACCTAAGTTAATAAATCTAGGTGTAGCGTTTTTTACGCCAGTGCTGGGTTTCTGTTTGAATTTTTTCATATTACTATATAGTCGTTACTATAGCTGTCGTTGGTTATATAAAGGTCTTTATTTATGCTATACTCTTCATTATTGTTTTGGTTAATAGCTTGAGCTGTGCAAAATATCTTGTCTGTGTTATACTTCCTACCAGCCACAGAAGTACTAGTTAGTTTTAAATCGTAAAAATGCCCTTCTAATAAAGTAAATACGCCTGTAAATTTTAAATAGTCGTTTTCTTTTACCATTGTAGTAGTATATGACGTTGTAACGTTGGTTTGATCGTCTCTAAGCTCTATTACATTGCTAATAGCGTACTCTCTGGGTATGATGTAAAAGGTTTGCTCGTTTGATGTCGGTTTTAACACTCTCATACATATATAACGTAAAATATTATTTTTTTGCATAAAAAAAGAGCGCATCTCTGCGCCCTCTCCATAGCCTTAGCATATACCTAATATAACCCCTTATTATGCTGGCTCAATTTGTCCAGACTCTACATTACCTGTAACTACAGATGCAGCTGTAAAGTATGCTGGTAAAACTTCTTGTGCTGTAAAAGTCAGTGCAGAAAAACCAGAAAGGTCTCCGTACGCTTGTCCAGTAGTAATTGAACCTCCAGAGCTATGTACTCCGTTAGTCGCTCCCATTAAAAAGTAGTTACCGTTGTAGTCTTCTACAAAAACGTGTGTTCTAGCTTTTAATAAGTCTGTTAGCTCAAACTGTGTTAGTTTGTCTAGTTTCTTTAACGTTACCGTTAATGTCTGCTCGTAAAATACGCTACCGTTTTCAGCAGAAGCTGTTACAGCTTGCTCTAGTCCGTTAGAACCTTCTACGTCGTATTTGAATAACTCTGGACTACCAGCTATGCTTTCTAACTCGCCTGTCGTTGCGCTTACTGTTAAAGCACCTAGAGTACCAAAATCGCATACGTAAAATGCTTTAATGCCTCCGACTGAGCTAGTGCAAGGTAAAGTACGTCCGATACTTAGTGAATTGCAACTCATTTGTTTATATTTTTAAAAGTTAAAAAAAAAGGGGTGGTAGGCGCAAAACGGCTTACCTACCCCTAAATTTATTGATTAGTTAATTATGATAAAGTATACAAAACACAGTCCTGTGATACTCCATATTGAACGCCAGCTTGGAAACGTAGGATAATTCTTACGTTGTCTGAACCGTCTAAATCTGCCATATCTAAAATCTTAGCAGAAGACTGTCCCATATCTGCTAGTAAAGCAGTTCCAAAGAAAATGTTAGATTTTTCAGCTGCTACCATATGATCTGCTGGCATACCTGGTGCTTTAAATACTTTGATACCTTCGAAAGTTAACCCTCCGTTTTCATACCATAAAGAACCTCTGTTGTCTACACCATTTGCGCCTACACCTCCACTTGCGAAGCCTCCTAAAGCTCTCACATAGGCTTTAAAAGCTACCGTTGGTAAAAATAAGTGGAGGTCTTCCTTACCGTATACTGCTGCTGGTATTGAGTCAACTAGTTTTCCAAGTTCTGCTATAATAGTAGAAGATGCAAAAGCAGAAGCTGTACTAGGCACGTCTACTACGTTAGCGTCAGCTGCCATAAGTGTAGTTAAACCGTCAAATTCTCCAGCAGTTCCGTTTACACCACCCCAGATATTTTGCTCTGTTTTTTGTGCTACCTCAGCTGCTACGTGAGCCATAATGTAGTTACCAAAAGAAGATGGTAAGTTTTTGTATGCGCTAGCTCCCATTTCTAAAGCAAGATAGTCAGACAAAAAGTCTTTCTTACAAAGCTGTAAATTTACTTGGAAAGGCTCAACTTCTAGAATACGCTCAGAAAGTGTAATCTGGTCAGCTGTTACAGTAAAGTCGCAAGTTGCGTCTGTAATAATTCCAGAAGTGTCTAATTTTTTTACTACTTCTTTGTAAGCTACGTTTGGCTTAACTGTGATACCACCTTTATCGATAGTGTCTCCAGACAATAAAGCTGCTGAAATTAGCTCACCAAGGTATTGTCCTTCGTAGCTAGTTGTGATTGTGTTAACACTACCGTTTCCTGTAATGTCTCTTAAATTTGTTTTTCTCATTTTATTAATTATTAAAAAGTTTGTTAAATACTCTGTCTTTTGTTGTATTGTTTAAATTATTTTGTGCGTATAAGTTTTGTGCTGGTTTTTGTTTTGTCTCTGGGTTGTGCTTCATAGGCTTACGAGCTGGCTTTTGGCTAGACATTTTTTCTTTTTTGTCGTCTTCCTCTTCTTTTTTGTCGTCCATTTCGGATAACTTTTTCTTAAGCTCTTCTACTTGCTCTTTTACCTCTTCAATTACTGGAGCAATAACTTCTACTACTGCCTCTACGATAGCAGCTACCTCTTCGACAGCCTCTTCTGGCACGTCTTCAATAATAACTTCCTCTTCTAGTTGCTCTTCTTTAATTTCCTCAGTCTCTTCTGCGGCTGCTTCTTTTACCTCAGCGATCATTCCCTCCTCAGATACAACGATAATTTTGCCGTCTCCAGTGGTATAATCTCCAATAGGTAGTGCGATACGCTCTTCGTCAGAAACTATAAAGATAGCTTGTCCAGCTTCAAAGCTTTCAGCTTCTATAACTGTCACGCCGTCCTCTAGTGTTTGCTGTGCTAAACTTACTCTAGCCGATAGCAAAGTCTTAATTTGCGATAACATTTCTGTTGGTTTCATATTTATTATTTATTTATTAATTTATTTATTATCTCCAAAAATCATTAAAACCAGCATACTGTCTAGTCTCTTGGTATTTTTCAAATGCATCTCTGTTTAATGACTCTGCGTTATCTACTCTAGCTTTTAAATCGTCAAAGTTGTATAAAATATCGCTAGGTTCTATACCTAACTCTTCTGCTTTAACTTCTAACTCAGCTAGAGCTTGTCCTAAAATTTCTGAAACTTCTTCTAAGTCTCTAGTAGCCCCGTTTATTATATAATCATCTAAATTATATCTATTTCTTACCTCATTAAAAGCGTCCATAATTTCGTCTCCATATTCATACGCTAAATAACTTGCTTCCGACTCAGCTTGATCAAAACGATCTATATTTTGTTCTATATCGTCTACTACTGATAATTCAACAGCTTTTTTAGCTGGCTTTAATTTGTCTACAATAGACAGTACTGTTTTATTTGTATTCATAGTTTATATTCTTATTGCTGTTTCAAATTGTGATTTTCTGTCTTCAAATTTACTAGAGTCTTTTGTTAAAAACTCTATTTCGATAATATGCTCTTCGTAATTAGGGTATACGTCTTCTACGCTTAAACCTAACTCTTCTGATTTAATTTTAATATCCTCTAAACGTTGTCTGTCTAAATCTAAGTCGGAAGGCGTTAAGAAAGCCTCGGTATTATTAAAAAACACGTCGTAAAGTTTAATATATGCGTCGTACATAATATCAAATTGCTGATCAAAAAATTCATCAACCGCATAATTAAGTCTACCAGTCTCTTCGGTTAGTACGTCTAAATCGTAGTCTAACTCGTCTACTAATCCTAGTGCTACTTTTTTCTTAGCGTTTAGGTTAGCCTCAGCTTTTTTTAACTCTGTGTTATGCTTACTGCTGTCAAACAGTCTACTAAATACTCTATTTTTTGTACTCATAATTATATAACGTATTGATTAATTTATTTGCATTTTTATTCGCTTACCGCTGTAATTCTACCTATGCCTTGCGCCCATAGTGAACCGTCGCAGCACTCGCTAGAGTAGGTTAACTCGTCTTTACATAAACAACCTCTGCTACCGACTGTAGGCGATACACCTATATTTTTAGCTGGTCGTCTATTTTGTTTACGTCGTCTACTCATTGTCTATTTTTTTAAGTTTACTAATTGCCCAGTTAATACCAGCACTACCACCCCAGCAGTCCCACATCAAACCGCCACAGCCTTCGCTATATGGTACGTCTTTGTGCTGTTGGTGTCTTTTAAAACTTGCCATTCGTGATATTGTGTCTCTAGATAGTTTTTCTTTGCTTGCAATTTGATTAGCTCTTTTTTTTCCTGTTGCCTCGCCACAAGACCCCCAACCGTTTTTATCTACCCACTTTAAAGCTCTCTTAGCGTTGTTAACTGCTGCCTGTGGATAATCGTTATAGGTCTCTAGTTTAGTTTTTTTTTTAATGACATCTCGATTAATGCCTGTTTTATTCTTAGTAGCTTTTTAGCTGCGCTTAATTCCGTCTCTAGCTCTTCTTCTATTTGCTCTTTAGGTCTGTCAGTTGCTCGCTCGGCAAAATAGCCTTCTATTGAAAACCCACGAATTGACCCCTCGACTTTAGCCATCTCCCAAAGTTTCTCGTTATTTACTTTCACAGCTCCTACCCACGTACCTACTGGCAAGTTAAGATCATACAGTGCGCTTTTGTCTTTTTCTTTGTCTTCTACTATCCAGCTTTCTACTAAGCTAACGCCTTCTACTTCCTTAATATGTTCGTATGTCGCATTGTTAGCGTTGCCATTCATTAAGTATAACTCACTAGCTTTTTTGACAGTCTCTTTTGTAAAGTGTATGTAATACTCTTCGTCTCCGTCTTTGCGATATATCATTTTGTTAGGCACTAATAATGCACCCATTAAAATACGCTTGTCGTCGTCAACAGCTTTAAACTTATATTCTCGTTTGTTTTCTTTAAGTGCTACCCAATTCTCCTCAATAGCTGGGTACTCAACTAAACTTATAGCATCTATACCAGAGTACTCGTCGTTTTCGTCTATAATTAGCTCTATAATTTTCATATCTATATAACGTATTTAATTTATTTTTTGCTTTTATCCTATTGAAGCGCCTTCTACTATATTATTTTGTAAACTTTGTGCTGTGGTTATGTCGTTAGAAACTACATACGCCTGGACTGGTTGTTGAGCTTGCCCTCCTATTGCCTCAGCTAACTGACTCGATGCACTAGCTCCAACTACATTAAATGCTGGTGGAGTAAAACTAGGAGTTGCACCACCGCCACCACCGCCGCCTGTTAAGCCTTTAGGTTTTGGAGTTGATTTTATTTGTTGTACTGTTTTTAAACCAGCTGCTAAGGTAGTTGCTGACGAAACTACTTTTTGTATAGTAGCAAAAGGCTCTGGTAATACGCTTTCGTTACCCCATACCTCAGATATACCTTGATAGGTATTTATTGTCGCTGCTGCTATTGCGGCTGCTTTACCAGCTGCACTCTTTTTACCTAATATGTTAGCTACTTGACCAAACGTGTCAGTTAAAGACGATAGTTGTTGTTCTTTAAGTACTTTTTCTCTTTCTAAGTCTTCTTTGTCTGCTTCGTCATTTATAGCTTTCAACTCTTCTGCTCGTGCAGCCTCTAGTATTGTAATGTCTTCGTCATATTGTTTTGCCGCCTCTATTAATGCAAAGTATTTTTCTTCTACAGCTTGCTTTTCCTGTTCTTGTTTGCTTAGTTGTCTAGTAAAATATTCGTTTTCTAAGTCTTCAATAGTTTGTAGTTGTTGACGTTTTAACTCAGCGTCTTTGGCAGCTGCGTCTGCTATTAATTTAGCTAAAGCCTCTTGCTCTTCTTTTAGTTTTTTAGCTTTTTCGTCTGCATCTTTTTTGCTACCAGATTTGTTTTTTTCTCTATTTTTTTTCTCTTGTAATTCGTAACCGTCTCTAGTGTTTTTTAACTTATCTAATTGTTTTTTCGTCTCTGCTATAGTAGCCTCCCCTTTTTCTTGTACCTCGCTTGGGTCAAACACCAAACCAGCAATACCACCACTAAAACGACTTTCTAAATTAGTTGCAATGTCTCCAACTCCAGGCAATAAACTAGCAGCGTATGTAATACCGTCTACCATTTTTAAGATTAAGCTAAGAGGTGCAAATACGAATCTAATTATACCCTGTAGTATACTCTTATTACGTTTTGCTGTTTCAATCTGTGACTTTTTAGTCTCTTGTTGAGTTACTAATTGAGCCTCTAACAATGTAATAGTCTCGTTAGTCTGTGCTTTTTTCATAGCTAAAATATCCTCCTCAGTCTTGCCTTGTAGCTTTAAGGTGTTTTCTGTCATAGATATT